CGGGAACTTCTGGCAGGATCTCTGGAAGGTAAAGATCTAGTGATTTCATGAGATCCCCAAGAGAGTTGCCTTGAATTTCTGCAACAGAACAGATGATCGGCCATCAACAGTGAACTCGTCATCCCTCAGTTCTGCGCGGTGGACAACATAGTCTACCAATGGGATCAGGTAATCATCAGAAATCGGCACAGTGGATGAGGCGGTGTAGCTGGAAAACGAGGTTGTCAGGTTTGACAAGAACAGATCTGGACGAACTCTCCGCGCCTCAATCAGAGCCGACTTGGCGTAACCCAACAACTGGGCCTCCGTATAGCGGACGTCAGGATTCAACTCCGACACTTCGTCGTTGAGCAGAACCCTAGAGTCATCAATCACATTCTGGAATGTTGCCATTTGTATTACCAAAGCACCTTTCTAGCCCAGTGGTTTGCACTGAACACATCATCCTTGGTGGGCTGGCCACTTTTATTTTTGATCCCTGCGGATCTTGCAAGATAGTTCTTGCGGCGCTCTGGATCTTTATGCTGTGTAAAGTCTTCCATGCCGCGATAGCCAAACTTCACGAGCTTTACCTCGTCACCCTTCTTGGCCAGCACCATCTTCTTTTGTTTTGCGCCAGCAGGAGCGTTCTTGGGCTTGTTGAATCCCTCGAACTCATGTCCACGATAGACGATCTTCCCGCCTTCTCGTTTAACGTCCTTGGCCTTCATGCTGTTTCCTTGTACAAGCGGAACTGGATTTCATCACCCATAGCGACTTCATCATCCATTGGCTTCTTGGGCTTTGGCTTTGGCGGTTCATCTACCACAGCCTCATATCCAAGCTCCAACAACTTCTCATCATAAACGACAAGTCGTCCCGTGCGTATGTGGCGCATGAGCTTCATAAACTTCTCCAGAATCTAAAAAAGAGGGGAGCCGAAGCCCCCCTCAAGCTCGGCACTGCTTAAGCTTTGGAGACCAGAGCATTGACCAATGCTTCTGGCTTAGTCACTTTGTAGCCGTACACATTCAAACCACGGACGATGTTGCCGAAGGTTGATTGAGCGCGGATGGACTCGACGTTGTTCATCTGTGAAGCGAAGGAGATCGCGTCACGAGTGCCAGCCAAGATGTTCCATGCAGCCACGTCAGCAGCGCCGCCTGTGCCGCCGGTTGCACCGTCAGAACCCAAGTCGGTAGCGGTAGGCAAGCTGTTGGAGACATACAAGGTGAAGCGGTCAATCATGCCCAACTTGCCGTTACGCAGGATGGATTGATTGTCGCCAGTCAAGTAGGCTTGTTTCAAGTCAGAGTTCTTGATCATGGCAGCCATCCAAGATGGGATGACCAACCAGCGACCATTCTCAGGCACGTTCTGCTCGTCCAGCACTTGGCCCATGTCCAAAATCAAGTCCAACACGTTGGTCTTGCTGATAGCACGGGTAGCGCCAGTTGCGCCCAGATTGATGTTGCCAGAGATAGCACCAGCGGTTGCGCCTTTGTTGGCAGCAACAGCACCGGCTTTCACGCCATTCAACACGTCTGTGTCGATGGTGATCTTCATTTGCTCGGTGGCATCGTTGGTGAACATGTCCATCAACTTGACATCGGCCTGAACAGCATCAACGTCGTCCAACACTACGGAGAAGTATTGGCCTTTGTCGATGTTCAATTCCAGAGGGGTGGACTCAGGAACTTCGTTGGTCAGGTTTTGGCCTTTGACATACGAACGGATGGTGATGGTAGGGATGGAGCGAATGTAAACCTTGTCGCCTTGACCCTTGATTTCGCCTTCCCAATCGTTGTTGGTGATTTCTGACAAGACGGTGGTCTTGTAGAACTTGGCTTGCAACTTGCCAGACCAAATTTCAGGAATGAACTTTGATGTGCCAGCAGTGCTGTACTGAGGATATGCACCAGAGATGAGTGCGGAAGGTGATGGAGATACGCCTAAAGACATGATGTTTCCTTAAAAAAAAGATTTGATTTGCGGGTCATCGGATACGACCCTCGATTGTTGCTGACGAAATGTCTGCTTCAATGGCAATAGCGTCTGCGTCTGAAATAGTTCCTCGGCGCACCCGGTCATAGAACTCGGAGATTTCTCCGCGAGTCCAGATCTTCTTAGCCTGTGGAGACTGAGGAGCTTGGTTGACGGGTGGAACGATTTGCTGCTCCATCGACGTAGGGCTGCTTGCCGCCCACGATTGCGATGTCTTCTTGTACATGTTGAAGAATTTCGCTGCACGAACAGGATCGCGCTGGTTCTCGGCCTTGCTGAGTAACGACTGACGTGTCTCGCCTGTGAGTTCATCAACCTCGTCCAACCACTTCAGGAAGTTGTCGTTCGCGTTGAGAGCTTCCCAGTCGGGAACAATCTCAGTTAATGACTTGAAGAAGTTATCCGACACCACATTGGTCGTGACAGATTTGATTGAGTTAATCTCGTTTTGCAGTTTGGCGATGACGGAATCCTTCGAGGCAAGCTCTTCACGAGCGACCCGTCTGGCGACATCAATCAAACCTTCTCCGTATTGCTCAATCTCTTCTGGCTTAACCAGCAGTTCAGGAGGTTTCGCATTCTTCATCTCGTCGATTTGTTCTTCGAGAGTCTGAAGGCGATTCTTCAGGTCTTTGTTCTCAGATGCAAAGCGTGGAACTTCAGAGTTGTACTTCCCTTGCAGTACCTTGAATCGGTGTTCCCAACTGTCCTCTTGCGGAGGAGGAGGGGAGTCGTTCGGCACAGCGGGAGTTGCGGGCGTTTCAACCACGGGTGGCTGAGGCACTGGCTCTGGCTGATTCTGTTGCTTAACAAATTCTTCTTGCAGTTTGTTGGCGCGATCTTCTGCTTCAACTACTGCTCTTGGCAATGTAGACATCTTTTCTCCGTGAGCCGAGACGGTCACATTCGAGCCTCGCGGTGTTCGAGTGATTCGTTCGGTGTTCAACGGCTGCTGGAAAAGGCCAGCACCTGTTGCAGCGATATGCTGCTAGACAATCTTTCGATCATCTACCGCGACTTGCGGAGAACCTGATCCGCTTCATTGGACTTCTGGAGAAACTCATTTACAGCCTGCGCTGCGCCTTGCTGCCAGCGACACAGAACTTCGTCCTTTGTGTTGGCGCTGTCGCGGTACAGGTCTTGCAGTGAATCCTCCAACCAAGAACGGATGGTCTCAAACTGACTGTTGCCCTTCAGTGAAGACAGGGCATTCAAAACTTGTTGTGATGGTCTAGCCAGCATTATCTGGAGCGGTAGAGCTTGTTGAACTCTTCGGCTCCTTTGCGGCCAGCGGCTTCTTTAAGCTTTGCCATGCGCTCTTCAATAAGCTTTCCAGAAGCACTTGGGCCACCAGCATCCAGCTTGCGCTTACCGGCCATCGGGCCTGTCTGTCCGCGAGGGGGTCTGGCAGGAACCACGTCGGCCTTGCGTCCACTGCGTCCTTGTTGAGGCATCTCCATTGCTGGCTCAGCACTTGGCTTGACTGCCTGCTTGACTACCTTCTTAGCCTTGACTGGCTCAGCTTCCACCGGAGCGGCGACAGGTTCTGTCTTGGCTTCTGTCGCTTCTTTCTTGACCATGTAGTCAGAGATCTGGCGACGAGGCTCTTCCGCTGCTGCTGGCATCTGTGCGCCACCAGACATGGCTTGCTTCTTGGCCATATCCGATGCGGACATGCCAGAGTCGCCAGTGATGTTGGATGCTGATGTGTCAGCGCCCTTGTCTTTGGAGAAGAAGGACTTGATCGAATCGGCAGCAGAGCGCAAACGCTCCATATTCTCTTCGCCAGCCTTCATGCGGCGGTCATAGCTACCGGGGTCAACCTTACCAGTACGAGGATCGGTATCACCAATCTCGTCATCAGAGCGAGTGCGAACCACGCCGCCGTCAGCAAACTTGCGGACAGCAGGCTTGGCCGCAGGCTTAGGAGCTTGAGGCATGTTGTTGGTTGCAGCACTAATCTTGCTGTGCAGACTGGACATGCCAACCTTCAGCTTGGAGTGGATGGTCGATGGGCCAGTAGCTGCGCCGCCTTTGGCGAAGCTCTTGTTTTGCCAGTCTGGTTTCATTTCTGTTCCTTCAGCTTATTGATCTGTTCCGCAATCTTAGCTTTTAGGGCCAAGACGATTCCCAACAATTTGGCCATCATTTTCCGGCCTTCATGCACTTGCCCATAGCAGTGCACTTCTTGGTAGCTGGGCAACCTGCACATGGCTTGAACGCCTTGCCGCCGTTGGCCATCTTCATGCCGTACTCTTTGGCTTCGGACATCATGATCTTCTTGGAAGCGCCGCCCTTTTTCAAGGCTGCCATTTCTTCCTTGCCTTCTTCCTTCATGGCCTTGCCGCCGTTGGCGTAGCCTGCGGGGATCATGCCTTTCTTGGCGGGTTTCTTGGTCATCATGCTGAGACTCCTTGTTGGGGTTGTACGGTGTTCATGGGAGGAGGAGCAGTGTCCCCAGCCGCATTGGTTTCTTGCGGCGCAGCAATCTGAGGCATGGAAGCCTGAAGTTGTTGCATCGCGGCTTGGATCTGTTCCTGCTTGAACTTCAGCATTTCTGTCGAAGGAACCAGCTTGTCTGTATCCATCTGCAAGCCCATTGCGGTTTCGCGCATGAGGTATGCAGCGCCTTCTGGGCCAACGATCTGCAAGGCCACTTGGTTGCTCAAGACCATATTCAGGAATTCGTTGCGACGAACTTGAATCTGTTCCTTGGCCACCAGACCCATCGCGCCTTTGGCCACAACCCGGAAGTCACCCTTGATGTAGGGATCAGGGTTGTAGATCATGTTGTGGACGTAGAAGCGGGTGACAACCATTACAACTACGTCATCAATCGTGGTGACCGCTGACTTGATGCCCTTGGCTGCGTTGTCCATCAGCATGGACAGACCAGAAGCTGTGCGGCCTGCGCCGGAAGCGCCTGAGCCTGAGCCATAGATGTAGTTCGGGATGCCCGTCACTTCATCAGCTTGCTTGGCAAACTGGTTGTAGATGCCCATCAACTCAGCAGCCTTCATCTCAGGCATGAAGAATCGAACGCCGGGCTGACCACCACCTGTCTTGTCGGATGTGGTTTGCCAGATCTTCCAAGGGTACATCTGGGTTACGTCTTCGCCATCGGCCAGACGGTCAACGGCGACCTCGACCTGTGGGCCGGAGCCGATGCCCATGTTGTTGGCCAGCGCACGAGAGGCGGCGTTACACATGATTTGCACATCGCGCATGTTCTCTGGCAAAGCCATGCCCCAGAAAGCTCCGGGGATGGTGCGCCAAGAAGCGATCTCGTAGGGGCGCTCGCCCAATGGATCAGGATTCAACACCACCTTGATGGTGAAGCCAGCCACTTGCCAAGCATTCACTTCATAGACTTGGTTCGGCTTGACATCCTTCATGCCCCACTGAATGAGCATGTCGCCCATGACAGGCCCCCAGAACTCCAGTGCTTCGATCAGGTGATCGTTGTGCATCTGGGAGTTCATCTTGCCCTCGAGGTCATCCCGCTGCTGGTCGCCGAACTCGTTGTAGCGGTAGCCAGTCCGAGCGTAGCGGATGATCACTTGGTCGATGTCGGCATCAGAGTAGCCGGGGACACCCTTCATGGATTCCAGAGTCTTGGCCGTCAGGCGGTGACGCTGGAGCAGGAAGCCATCATCCACGCCCATTGAGTTGGCGCTGGGGAAGATGTCGTAAGGGGACACACGCTCCACTTCACGGATCATGTCATTCAAGACGATGGGCGTGAAGTTTGGCCCCCACTGGAGACGCTTCTTCTTGCGGACAGAAGGGCCTTTCAGGATGGCGGTAGGGTAGGTCACGAAGTCGTCGATGAAGTCCTGCATGGCAGGCTTAAAGCGGCCAGTGTCCAGTTGATCTTGGATGACCTTGGCCATGCGCTCGGCGGTGGCCTTGGCCTCCTCCTTGACACGCAGGGCGATCATGTCGTGGACTTCTGTCATCCGGCGGCGGAACGCTTCGGGATGCAGTTGCTCTCCGGCTTGGACGTAGGCTTCCGCTTCTGTCCGAACGAAGTCAACGATTGACAGGCGGACTTCAGGAGGAATCTGTGGTTCTTGCGAAGGCACGAGATCGAACGGGCGCTCAGCTTGGAGCATCACGTCCTGAATCCATGACTTGGCAGCCGAACACTTCACGTCTGTCAGCATCATGTAGATGTCTGATCCGCCGGTCTCGGCAATGTCGATTGCTTTGTCGGGATCGTATTCACCACGGCGCTGGCGCTCGCACTTGAGCAAACGCTCGGTGATGTCGATCTTGGCCATCTTGGCCTGATTCCAGCAAGAGTTGATGTGGCCAGCGATACCAATGGCGATCAGGTCGGAGTTATCCACGCCCGGTGCTTGGACGGCGCTGATGTCGGCTTCGACTGGCGCTGATGCCTGATACACATTGGTCATGGTTTATTCCTCAAGTCCACGCTTTGCTGGACGCTTTTTTAACTGTTCTCGCTCTCACTTCAACTCGGCCTGTTCTGGCTGCGAGACAAAGGTACTGGAGAGCATCATGTGGGTGACTGTACTTGTCTTTGATAGGACGGTCACGGTATCGTTCGCCTGCCACCTTGAGCCGCTCGTATCGGTATCCGCCAAGGAAACCCTTGCGGAGCTGGCGACAGTTTGGCGACAGAACGAAGCCGGGTTCTCCGCCTGCCAGCTTGTTCAGAAAGTAGGCAACAGATTCCCGGCGTGGGATGAAGTCGTTTGTGTTTGCTGGCTCGCTGGCAATCCCGCACTCCAAGAGTTCTTGGTAGCAGGTTCGCTCATCCACTTGGGAGCGGTGTACGCCAGCAGGGTCGCCAGTGGAGATGAATCTCATCCCAGCGTAGGTCGTCATCAAGGCTGGCTTGACGATCTCCTGTGCGAACTGGCGAATACCCATGTCTTCAGCGACGAGTTCTTCAAGAATCACCAACTGGCCACGGGACGTAATCTGTCCGATGATGCAAGAAGGGGTGAGTCCAAAGTCCCAGCCGAGGTAGATCGGCAGCCCACGATTGGGTTCGATCTCGTTTTCGGCGACATGGATTCTGTCGTTGTACTCAGGAAAGACTGGCTTGCCGTCAGCGGTTGTTCCGTACTGGCCAAGGACGAATACTTTGATCCAGTCGTCCGACTTGCCTTTGATCATCTTCAGGTAGTAGTCGTACCCTTGGGGAAGATTGAAGACATTCTCCGCTTCTGGATTCGGCTCATACCGAACGTCATCGCCTTCTTGAAAACGAATAAGACCGCCGGGCTGGTCAAAGAACTCCCATCCTGCGGGGGTTTCTTCTTCAGCAATCTTGTAATACCAGTGGTCGTCGTCAGGCGGGTTGGTATCGAGGATGACGCATGGATGAACGGGGCCGCCGCCGTGAGTCTTCGCGGGGTAGCGACCGATACGTTGCGTGACCATATCGAAGACTTCATGCGGAACCTCTGAGGCTTCATTGATCCAAGCTCCAGTGAGTTCGAGTGAACGCAGCTTGCCGGTCTCGGAGGCTTTGTCCAACGCGATGAAGATGACTTCCAAGTCCAGACCGTTGCCGTCTCCACAATCCTTGATCTTCATGTGGGCGGTGATCGGTGCGTCCCATTTGATGGGGGCGAGTTCGTCATTGAACCAAGTCTGCCACGTCTTGATGGTGGTGGACTTGAGTTCGGGGTATGTGTTTCGGATGACAGCCCAACGAGCCTTGCGCCAGCCGTTGTGCGGGGTTTGCTTGAGGGAGTGTTTGACGATCTCCATGCAGCAGGTGGAAGACTTGCCGGAACCGACAGGGCCTTTGATTCCACGGACATCCGCTTCTGAGACATGAAAGTCCGCAGCGACTTGACCCGGCGGCATGTATTGGATGACGGTCATTCAGGCTTCGTGAAGTTTGTACCAATCATGAATGTAACACTCTTGGCATCGGTCTCATGTTTGACAGAAGCGAGGTTGGGCATGGTCTTGTCCAGCAACATCTCAATCGCCTTGATCCGGGCGGCGGTCAGCTTGACCGTACCTTTGCCGAGTGCGAAGTTTTCGAGAGTGTTGACCAGATTGGAGACTTGAATCTTTTCGCGGACAGCAGTGGCATGTTCTTCCCGAAGCTGCTCACGACGAGCACTCACTGCTTCTTTGGGTTTTCTTGTGGCCATGTGTTCCTCTTGTGGTTTGTTGGTGTCCCAATCGTCAGCAGGGTGCTTCCCTCTGACAGGAGCGTGGGTGGGTTGTGTCAGCCGCAAAGCCCTCACGATGCAACATAGCCAAAGCGTCCCTTGGCGATTTCCCGTTTTCACCAACACGGCTGGAGACTGCTCTTGATTGGGCTTGCCGAATCGAACGGCCTAGCGTCAAGTCGCTTAACCTTGCCCACAATCCCCATGCGTGTTGGCTCCGGGTCGCCCTCCCCCAGATGCTTGGTCTTGAGTTTCACAAGCCTTCAACGTGAATCCACGTCAATCAAACTTGAACCGTTGCACCCCGAGAAGTGGACGGGCAGTTCAAGTCCAGATAGAAACTCCATCCTTGGCAGGAATATACCCGCTTGATCCACCTTTTGCAACACAGTTTCCAGAATTCTGATCCCAGCCCTGATCTCAGACATCCGGGCAAGAGAGTATTGGTTTATTGGTTTACTGGTTTATAGGTTGCATCCTGTTTTCAGCTCTGAAATCAGAACTGTTATCAGAAATCACTTGGCACTTGGGCCGGTTTCTTGGAAATCGAGATCCCTGTAGAAAAAATAATTAGCTGTTTGTCTATAGACCCCGGTATATTTTAGACTTGGCCATCGAAATGTAGGTCTTTGGTGGGTGCAGTGTAGGCGAGAAGGTGCATTTTTTGGGGACGAGTGTGTGTGAGTACCCCATAGACAGAGGCTCAGGACGCCCGACGCGACGCTCGCGGCCACGCCACCCCCCGCGCATTATGCGATCAGGCGCATTCCGCCCCGCGCATGGCATCGAAGATGCGACATCGACAGATTTTGGACAGATTCGCAGGGTTTCACCGTGATTTTGCCCTCTTTAGAGGGTTATGCGGGCATGAAAGTGGTGGTCGATATAACCAAAATGATGGTTTTCCGTAGGAAAGCGTGAGTAAATTGCTATACCTTCAATCTGTCATACCCAAAAATTCAATCTTTTCAACGGCTTGCATTATGCCTAGGGTTGCCGAATACGTGCATTTCACCTTATGTTACGTACTGCAAAGCAGTGACTGGTGCGTCGTGCCTTGATCTTTCCGGCGAGAGGTTTGCCCTTCAACCCCAAAACAACACGCATTTCCAACTTTTTTACGTAGTAATAGGGGTCGAATCGAAAAAAGTAGTTGACACAGCATCAAGTTTCTGGTCAACTTCAAAACGTCGATTCGGCAGCAATGTCGAACAGCAACAAAACATAGATGCCAGTAAGTGCTGTAAGCACCGTGAAACGTATAGGTGAAGTCCAGTGGGGACTAAGCGAAATTTCACAGTGACGCACCGAACCGATGTCTTCGACCTGACACTCAGTACAAGTGGACTCCAGAGGAGCTAAAGCTCCGAAGGGATGGTTCAAGGTTTTAGCGGCCTTGTGTCCTAGAGGGTAAGGGATTTATTCCCTTACAGAGAACCCCGATCTGTCGTGATGACGTTTTCGGCGGTCAATAACTCACAGAGTTTCAACGGCATGACAGTCTCTGACTGTTATGCACTGGGCATTCTGTCCTCTTTAGCGGCTTTGCCGCTGTTCTGCAACTCACGACATCGAAAGGAAAAACCATGCGTGACCAACTTACCTCTCTTTCCAAGGGCGAAATCCTCTGGATTTTTCGTCACCTCAACGGCGGTCAAGTGGGGTTCAATTTTGAACCTGTTCAAAAATTGGACTTGATTGACCGTCTCCAACTGGCCTTCACGGAAGAACAGCTTCTAGCTGTTTTGTCCCAAGGTCTCCCCGAAGTCAATCCCAAGGGGATTGCAACCAGTGAAGAAGGACGACCTGTGCCACCTGTTACCAAGCCTTCGGCTCCCGCTGTCAAGCCTGACGCTAACGCCGCCCTTGCCGCTCTCCAAGCCTTACTGTCTCCGACAGTAGATGAAGCAACTGTCCGACAGATTGTCATGGCAGAGGTCAAAAAAGCGATGGACGATAGTCCAATCGTCAAGATCGAGATCGTTCGACCTGACGGCTCAGCCCACAAAGTGGAAGGTCACACTCGACCTGAATTCAAGGACGTATTGCTTTCAGCATCTTGCGGCTTGAATATTCTGTTGGTTGGCCCTGCTGGTTGCGGCAAAACTCACTTAGCCCACCAAGTAGCTGAAGCTCTTGGTAGACCCTTTGCCTCGGTTTCATGTACTGCTGGAATGTCAGAGTCAGCCCTTCAGGGCTGGTTGATTCCTGTCGAGGGATACGGTTACTTGCCCTCTGACTTTGTGAAAATGTACGAAGAAGGCGGGGTTTTCCTGTTTGATGAGATCGACGGTTCTGACAGCAATACCTTGCTGTTTCTGAATCAGGCTCTCGCCAATGGATCGTTCTTTTTGCCGATCCGTAAAGATGCCTCGATAGTAAAACGTCACCCCGATTTTGTCTGTATTGCCGCCGCCAATACCTTTGGTACTGGCTCAAATCAGACTTATGCAGGCCGTGAACGACTCGATGAGTCAACACTGGACAGATTTCGTGCCGGAACCATAGTCCTTGACTATGACCAAACCTTTGAACGCAAAGTCGTTGCTCCCGACCTGCTGGCTTGGGGCTGGGCGATTCGTAAACGAATCAGCGAGGCACGACTGAACCGTGTCATGTCAACTCGATTCCTGCTTGATGCAACGAAGTTGCTCAAAGCTGGGAAATCTGTCAAGGCCATTCAAGACACCTATTTCATAGGTTGGAAGGCTGACGAACGTAGCAAAGTGGAGGTTTGAAATGATCTACAACAAGACTGGCAACATGACCACTATCCTTTGGGATAGTGTGACCGAACCCGAATCCACCCTAAAGGGTGACTGGAAGCTGGACAGCAACAAGGTCAGTGCTGGACAGCACTGGACAAGAAAAGCCGACCGTGACTGGCTCGGTGTCCGATCTGTCGCAGAGCTTCGCTCTGTCTTAACCAAGGGCTACCCCGAAGGTGTCGCCAAGTTGGAGAAAATCACCGTAGGTGATCTGCCTGCTCCCCAAGACATCCGCCGCCGCCGTGTCCGCTCCGATCAAGGCGACGAGCTGGACATGCAAGCCGTGTACCGTGGCGACCTGTCACGGGCTTGGTCTAGAACCAAGCGCCAAAGTCGGAATTCTGTCCGATCTGTCTCGATTGTGATCGACTTGGCAGGCAACGCTAACGTCACTTCTGACGAGCTGTTCTGGCGGGGTGCGGCTGGTCTTCGACTGGCCTCCGAACTGACTGAGGCTGGCTACTCCGTAGCCATCTACGGTGCGGCTGGTGCTACCGGCTACACCAAAGGTGAGAGTCACGAGGATGTCTGCCAATTCGTCGAGATCAAGGCAGAGGATTCTCCTCTGGACATGGACAGATTGGCATCGCTGACTTGTCTCTCAGGGTTCTTTAGAACCTCGCTGTTCACCGGACTTTACTTTGCGGCTGACAAGATCGGCAAGCAAGCATGTGACGGTCTCGGACGATCTGACAACAAGCTCCTTGCCAAAGGCATCAAGGCTCTGCCTATCCCGCAAGAAGCAATCATCCAGACTGCGGTCAAGAACAAATCCTCTGCCGAAGCATGGTTGAAATCTGTCCTCGAACAGATCGCCAATCCAATCCAGCAAGCCGCCTGACAGGGTGGCAGGGGTAACCCTGCCCCTCTGAGTGTGCATTCAATGAGTGCATACCCAGAGGCATCCCGCCTCACCTAGTCACATCGAAAGGAAAACCATGCGACTCACCGAAACTCTCCGCACTGCCTTTGTCAGAGCGGCTTTGCAAGATGTCCCCAACGACGTGAAGGCTCTCGAAGCCGAAGCCCACAAGCTGGTGATTCAAGACTCAGTAGATCAGTTGCCTAAGCAACTTGTCTTTGCTACTGCCGACCCAAAACTGTCCTTCTATTTGAGCCGGACAAACCACTGGTTTCGTAACTCGCCATTCAGTAGCGTCTATGTGTTCTCTCAAGAGAGAACCGACTACATCATGAGCGAGAAGACTGCAAAGAAAGTAGCCGAGCTTTCAGAGAAAGCAAGGGCAACACGACAAACGATCAGCGATCTGCAAGATAAGCTGGAATCTGTCGCCAAGTCATGCAACACCCGAAAGCAATTAGCAGAGCTACTGCCTGAGTTTGAGAAGTATCTGCCCGCTGATACTCCTGCCGCTGGTCGATCTGTCCCTGCCATTGCCAATCTGGTGACCGACTTCACCAAGGCTGGCTGGCCTAAAGAGAAGGCCACGGCATGACCAACCACACCAACCGAGGGGTGCGCCCCTCTCTATATGTGGACGATGGCTTTGGCAATCTGTCCCGCATCGACTTCGACCAACTGGTGACCCGCATGGTGACTGGATGGCGCGAGCTTTGAACGCAACTCACGAAAGGAATCAAGATGGAAACAAAAGAGGAGTGTCCGTGTTGCGACCCATGCAACCCTGAGATGGATGAGGATGGTCGCCCCTACTCATGCTATGTCTGTGGAAACACTGGCTGGGTCATCGTCAAACCAACAGATGAGGAACAGATATGAGTGCATTTTTTGATTGGGATACAGAGCCAGTGAAGCTGGCTTTGCTGGATGAGATCAGCCGCAGAGGTTACCCACATTCCGATGTGCGAGACCCCAACGACGATCAAGAATCCGAGTGGGTGATGCTAAGCATCAAGCTGGATGGCTACTCAGATCAAGAGCACTACACCGACACATGGGATGTGGAGTTTTGGAAAGAAGAACAGATGGATGGCTCCATCATGTACCGCATCACGGCTTACCCGATGTATGGCGGTGACGGTAACTACGATGGGCATTACTCGTCATGGCTAACGCTTCACACAGAAACAATTCTTGAACCACGGGAGGAATCATGCGAGTAAACATCATGTTTGGCCTAAGCCATGCCGCCGAGAACGAAACAGATTACGAGGCCATTCGCCTCCTTCAGTCTCTCATCGAGCAACTCACCAACAAGCCCGACCCAATCAAGGCTGGTGATGTGCTCATCATCCGTGACATTAACGGCAACCGTGTCGGTGTCATGGATGTGATGGAGGACAGGGTATGACAGACAGAAAGGAACTCATCAGCCTTCGGGTTAGCTTGGCTCGCGTGGCTCAGGCCATGCGTGTTGAGACAGACGATCTCAAGGTTAGAGGTAAGTCGTATGAAGAATTGATTCTGCTTGCAGAATTCAATGAGCGTGGCTGGAATCATCTAGCTGGCGAGCTTGCCAGTGTTGCATCACACCATGTGGCTCAACCCACATGAGGTAGTAGGCAGGGCGGCACTGGTGCTGGCATTGGCTGGCATAAGTGTTGACCTGCTTACCCCCGAACCTCCGAAGCAACTCACGGGTCAACAGATTCAAAAGATTGGCAAGGATCGAAGCCGAGCCAAGGCGCAGGCCAAGATCGAAGCACGACGACAGCAGAAGCTACTCAAACAACAAAGGAAAAAGAATGTCAGCAACAAAGTCAATCCAACTGGCGACAGTACAAGGTGTAACCGCAATGATCGAAAAGATTGCGGACGAAGCAATCAAAAATAAAACACAAGCCCCCGAAGGAATGATGTTGGCAATGGATGCAGTGTGCAATCTGTTGGATGCCAAGGGTAACAAGCAAGTGTCAGCCGCAGTAGCCAAGGTTCGTGAGGCTTGCGGCATAACGAAAGGGAAGTCAAATGAAACCATCGCCTAAGCGGAAGATCAGCATCGACGCTGACTACACACCACCCGAGAAGCACACACCCGAGGACGATCTATCTCAGCGTCTGTTTGCCCCGCCGCCTCTCAATCCACCCGATATTGATTGGACGAATCTCGCAATCGGTGTGACCTACGTCATGCTGGCCGTCGCTGTCTTTGTTTTATTCACCACGTACTGAAAGGAAAATCATGCGCTCATTTCTCATCGACCCATTCAAGCACGAGATCACCGAGGTTGTTTACTCTGGTGACATTGAACAGATTTACCAACTGACTGACTGCCAGACGTTCGATGTGGCTCGCATCAACAAACATGGGGACGGTATCTTTGTGGATGACGAGGGTCTCTACGCAGAGGACGTTCGCTTTTTCTTGCACAGCGACTACCCCAATCCGCTGGCTGGCAAGGGCATGGTGATCGGTTGCGACATGGAGACTGGCGAATCAGCCCCTACCCACACCACGCTGGACGAGCTTATCGAAAAGGTTCGATGGGTTTACCCCATCAGGGTTAACGGAGAACTGACATGGATAGATGCTTAAACAACTTCAAAGGAACAGACATGAACTACACAACACACAATCAAGAAACCATTGTCACCGAGGGTGCATCCCTTCGGGGTGAGGTCACTGCCACCTACAAAGAGCTGACCAATCTGTTTGGTGTCCCGACCAAGGGTGATGCGAACAAGGTGGAGGCGCACTGGGCTGTCAAATTCTCTGATGGCACAGTGGCGACTGTCTACAACTGGAAGGACAGCAAATCCTATCTTGGAGAGCAAGGCGCGAATGTCAAGGACATTACCGAGTGGCGCGTTGGTGGGTTCGGCCCGAGTGCAACCATACTGGTGCAACTCACACTGGAGCTGATGCGAGAGGCGAAGCCCAAGGACAAGATAGAGGAAGCCTTCTCCTCTGCGTTCGACATGATGGACAGCATCAGGTCTCAGAAAGGGGAGAACTATGCTCGACTGGTAGAGGTTGCCATGCTCACCATAAAGCGCAGGGAGATGATCGAGATGCTGGTGGATATGGTTTCTGCGGCAACAGAAATGCCAGAGGCCATCAAGGGAATACTGCTGGAGGCGGACACCGCCATGTCTGTCAAGACTATCTCTGCCGCCTGTCAAGCATCGAGTGTTAAGTTTGACTCGCAGAGCACAGCGGATGAACTCATGGGCTGGGCTACTCGAATCATCGAGGCCGAGGTGGGTGGCGTGGAGACCCTAGTCAAGGGGGCGAAGAAGAAATGATTGACGTACAGATTGAGCGTGGTCATGTCTCCCTGACCGTAGCCGCCAGTCTGTTGGGTGTATCGCGTCAGCGTGTGCATCAGCTACTCAAAGCTGGGCGCATCGCTGGTGCTTTCCTCATGGACTGTGGGGATGGGCGAGAGATATGGTGCGTCCCCCGCAACTCACTCCAAGCAAAGGAAAAGAAATGCTCGACGTTATCGGCGTGATCTTCCTGCTATTCATTGGCGGGTTCTCGGTGCTGGCTATCGGGGCATTGGCTATATGGATGGCAGACACAGCATACAAAAGGAAAAAGAAACATGACAGACAGCCTAAACAGAAAACGACAGATCAGTGATTCGTTCCAGCGGGAAGCCGAACAGACCATGAAACGATGTCAGCGCGGAACAAGGAACTATGAAGAGGCGAACAATCTTCATGCCGCCTGTTACGGAATCATCGGGAAACTATTGGCACAGACAGAGCAAGACCATATTCCTGACGCTAGGAAAATGGTGACAGAGCAAGAGCCTGTGGCTAAAGTAGTTTGCAACAGCGCAGGACAGATTTCTATGCAAACTCTCGATGGAAATTCGTTTGATATTAGCAAATATGTTGGGTCAATGTTCTACACCACCCCACCACAGCAAGAGCCTGTCGTTGGAATTACCGCAATCAGAACTTGGTTTAAAGATGGCAGGGTTGTTACGCAGACACTTTGCAATAGCTGGGTTGACACCACCCCACCACAGCGCACAGGGGTAGGGCTGACTGATGAAGAAGAGAATGAGTACAACTATCTTGGCCCAGATATGCACTGGGTTATTCAAGAAATTGCAGCCAAAGTCCGTGCTGACGAGCGTGAAGCCTGTGCAAAGGTGGTTGATGACATTGAATCGCGGTGCATTGCAGAAGACGTTGATGACCCGCCATTGAAGCACGTTGCATCCGCAATCAGAGCCAGAGGAGAACAAACATGAAGATCGACACATCGGAAGACCTTGAAGGCCACCGTCAGGTGCAAGAGTCACGCATCATCAACCACCCTGAATACTACAAGCCAGTTTTGTTGACGAGGTATGGATGGGCAAAGCGTGGTGGCGAGACGCACTGGTACAAGCAAGAGATTCAAGAGATTGGGGAGGAAAAGGAATGACAGAAGTCGAACAGATTAAAAGTAACGGTGAATATATAGACGTTAAGGTTTTGCCTGACGGTTCTATTGCCGCCCTCGGTGACCTGCTCTACACACGAGCAATCCATCTTGGTTGCAATCAGCTCGGATGGGAAAGGCGATTCTGTTTCTCGGACAGGTCGCTGGCGGACAGGCGCTATGCCGAACTGGTGTCAGCGGACGACGAGCCATCAGGCTACATAGCAAGGAGGGGCAGATGAAAGAACTTACCTTCGAGGAATTCTGTCATCTGACCATGACATACACGACTGGCATCAGCTTCGAGAACTACGCCCAGCGTCTGTACAGGAACGAGGCGCATGGTATTCAGAAAGAAACCTTCACACCACGCAACGCACGGACAATGGAATGGGGTCTGGGTCAGGTCTTCTACTTTGTGGACGGAGACCCTAGACAGTTTGAAACTGTTGACCAATGTTATGTGGCCTACATGGAAAAGGTTTGCGGAGTTAGGAGTATCGAATGACAGATAGCCCTTGCATAGCGGTATGTACAACCCTGTATGACGAGGTGTGCAAGGGGTGTGGTCGGACGTACATCGAGGTCGCCCAGTGGAATGGGATGACCGACGAGCAGAAGCAAGTAATATGGAGGCGCATAGATGCAGAGGCAACTGCATGGCGGTACAACATCTACAAGGATAGGGCCAGCAAATGATCGAACAGATCAGGACATTCTTTGGAAGAACTCGCGGAGATCATGCCAGTCGAGAGACTGTCGTGGTTGAATCGAAAGCATGGCGGTGTTCATTCTGTGGACTCATCATGATTAACTACAAACAAGTCATGCCGCACGGGTTGACTTGCTCACCAGACTCACAAAAGGAAATGAATAATGGAACAGATCAACATCAGAAAGAACAGCATCCAGCACCGAATCCTCGCATGTCTCGCCACTAACGGGACGCTGGCGGCATCGCAGATCAAGGGACTCATCGCACTGACCGACAGCTTGGTCAAGGTGGAGGACGTACTACACAACCAACTGCTTCATGCTGGCTTGGTCATGCGCCAAGAGATGACGTGGGCATTGACCAATGCAGGGCTAGATGTAAAGATCATGCTCGGTGGACTGGATGACATCAAGCCACTGCGCCGAGGCAAAGCCCTTGCCGCACAGAACGATCTGTTTGCTCGGGGCAACTACGATGGGGCTGAACTCAAGCCCAACTGCATGAGGCGTGGTGCGTATGACGCTTTCAATATGCCATCACTCAACTTCACTGGACGCACATACAGAAAGGACGCACTCGTATGACAAGCAAGGAAGAATCCATGCAACTACGCATCGACAAACTCTGCGAAGAGTTTCGGGCATCCCGCGACATGGCTATGGTCGTGATGAGTAGGGATGAATACCAGTCACTCATTCGGACAGTCGTCACTCGATCTGTCCAAGCTGGCTGGGAGGAGGGGATGGAGGATGCGAAGTATTGCAAGCCCGTCTCAGTCGCCCAGCCTAAAGTCTCCGTCAACAAACATTCGGATGTGTAATCTTTCAATGGCTCGCAACTGCAATGGCATCCACGCACGAAGGACTGCGTTACGCCAGTTGCAGACTTGCCTGTAACTCACACCCCTCTCCTCTGCAATCTTCCTGATGCTTGGGCGCTTAGTCGCCCAGTGCATTAGGATGATCTGCAACTCACGGTTGCTTGGCACTGTGCCGCTTACATTCGGCATCAGATATTCAGCAAGGCTACGGACTGCATCCGTTCTCGCCTTCCCCCTGCCATACATAGACAGCACCGAATCCCTCTCCATCGGAAGCAATCTGCCAATCATCGAATGAATCATCGCGGCCTGAGCATGAAGGTCAGTCGGCGACAGATCATCAAGGCTAGTGCCTCGCGTGCCAGTCAAGTCCGTGCGGCTGTACTCATCGCGCTCGCTGATGTTGAACGAGAACTTGATCGCCTGTTCGACAGAGTAAAACTTCATATCCAATCCCCATCCTGTTCGATCATCACATCGAGGCCGCCCTCTGGTACTGGCTGCCCCAGCTTTATTGACAGAAACGTGATCTGTCTGTCGTTGTCATACGCGATACCCTGCAACGCATCAAGCACAACCTTCTGTGCGTTATCTATGTCGATGCGTCTCACGCCCAATCCCCAAAGCCTGTCCTTCTTCTCTCGCTTCTCTGCATCCTGCGGCCTCGGCGGGTGCAACGTCATCATCACCCTGATCGGCGTGGTAATCAGCGCGACCTTGTTCGCCCTCGCTATCCAGCCCACCTCATCCTTGTACGCATTGGCCGCACTGCTCCTGACCATGCGCCCTCGGAAGTTTCTCCAGTAGACATTCGTGCTTATGGGGTAGGGCATCATCATTCTGTCTCGCCCTTCTTGGGTCTTCCGGCGGATCGCGCTCGGCGGATGGCAACTGTCTCGATGATCTTGGACAGAATCTCTGGCCGGGGAAGCGAAATCACCGCCCCGGACATGCCCATCACCGCCTTCTCCCACCTCTGAACCTTGGTTGGAATCCTCATGTCCAGTAGAGGAACGCCTATCAATGCGTCCTTCCCCTCTGGCCTGATGAACACCGTCTCTGGCTGCTGGCATTTGCCCAGTGCAATCTGTTCGTCCCTGAACTTCGGCGTGCAGTCTCGGCAGTGTTCGACTGTCACTCCGTCCCTGCGGTCTGGCGCACTGCAAAAGATATAGGCCACCACGTACTGCGCCCACTTCTGCTGGGTCTCGTAGCAGGTCGGCTTCTCGCGTGAGGCAGCGCCGCCTGCTGTGTATCTGTCGAATGCCTGCGACACAAACTCAGGCTCATGCGTCAAGCAATAGCCGAACCCGCCAGCAGGACTGGCGCACCCACCGGACAGACAGCGGCCTCGTTTATTTTCCAAGGACAAGCACTCCCTCTCTGATGGCCTGCAAGAAGGTGAGACAGGCGTGCTCAAACTGCGATCCATTCTGGTCTTCCCATGCGCCGACATCATGGTGAAGGACATCATGGCAAGTGCGACAGATGGGTATCACCCACCAGTCCG